GTGACATTGCGTGCGCCCGTGCCCTCTACGGCTACGTAGGTCGTCCCGGTTGTGACATTGCGTGCGCCCGTGCCCTCTACGGCTACGTAGATCGTCCCGGTCGTGACATTGCGATTGTCGGCCATGTCACTTCACCACCCAGCCCAGTTCCAGATTGTTCAATTCTGCTGTCGTCCACGCCACCCCGGTTGCTGGATTCAACGTCATCATATCTGCCTGCCAAGCGTAGGCCGTGGACGGTGTAAAGGTTGTCTGATCGTAATCGATGGATGATGTACGCACAAACTGTGCCATCTGATCAGCCCCAGCCGCGCTGTTCATAACATTGGAGAGTAGCATGATCGCCAATACATCACCGCTGATGGTCGTAGCATCCAATGCTACACTGGTGCGCTGACCCACTACCGCATGACTCAATTTGGTAGTATTGCCATCTGGCAGGTTGCCGTAGGTAGCCACATCATCAACTTCCGTAGAATCCGCCGCCCCACCCGTCGATGTCCACTGTGTATAACTGCCGTCAGCGTTGGGATCCAGTCGCTCGATACCCGCCCCGTTGGGCCAGGAATTTGAGACGCTGCCCGTCGTGTTGTTGAGAACGAAATCATCGAAATACAAATCAGCCGACGCGCCCTTCGAGGATGAAACGCTGCCGCCTCCTTCGGTGATCCCAATAGATATAGTTTTTATGTTGCTTGCGCTTACGTTTGTGTCCTGTGCGCTCAGGTCAAGGTCGAGCGCCCCATTTACTTTTAGCTGTACCACACCTACGGTATCGCTGATCACAAAATGGAATTCGACGTAATGCCACACATTTGTCGTCAGTCCTGTCACCCCAGAACCCAGCAGAACGCCAGAATCTGGTCTACCTCTATAGACTCTGAGCACGTTTGTTGCCGTGTCCAACGTCATACTCAATTGAGGCGTCGCATCGCTGGAAACAACCTCCATCAATTGTACGCCCAAACCGCCATGCCCTTCCGCGAGAGCCTGCGCATTGTCCCAGCGCAAACCAAAACCGCCATAAACCTCCGTATAACTACTCGCCAGAGTCTGCGACAAATATCCATTTTTAGTATTGGCGCTGCTCAGCACGCGCAGCGCGCCCGATCCAGTCCGCTTTTGCGTGCTGACATAGGACACAGTAGACGTATTCAGTTGGGTAATTGTCGTCCAGATACCGGCAGTATTATCGGCAAAATCAATCTCAAAGCCATCCATCCAGATGCAAGCCATATTTTCAACCCTCCTATACCGTTAGTCTACGTGGTCGATACTGCGCAAAAACCGTAAAACTCCGATCCACCACCATCCCACTGCCCTCGTCAAACAACAGCCGCACCCGCATATCCCGCCCCGGCCACACCATCAACGGCGGCGGGAAATCGTTGTAGAGATGCTGCGTAAAGCCCCCCGGCGTCTGAGCGTACACCCCCTCGTTTGGCCCGTCGTCCACCACCAGATCGCCGATCTCCAACAAATAGCCCTGCTGCTCAAAACGATGCACATCCGGGCCACATAGTTGCAGAAAGTCCACATCCAACTGGCTTGTACCCGTATGCCGGATAGACAACACCAGCGCCAACGCGGTGGGGCTGCCCGTGACATAGCCCGGCGGCAGTTGCACAGCGCCTACGTCCTGCAACTGGCGGCTGCTGTCCAGCAAGATTTCCGGCCCTTGCCAGAGGGTAGTCAGTGGCGTTGTAGCGTCGAATTTCACTTTGAGGCGTACATAACAGTTGGCCGGTGGCGTGTTGGCACAGCGCAACAGCATCCGAAACCAGCCGCCCGCCGCGTAGCTCAGTTGCATGGCAGAGATGGGCCAGACAAAGGCGTTGCGTGTATGGGCAATGCTCGTTGTCCAAGTCACCCGCATGAAGTTGCCGCCGCTGCTCAGCGCATCAACTTCGATTGATTCTAACGTCCCTCCCCCCGCCGTACTGTCCTCCCCTTCGTAAATCGCCTGGAAATTGACAGGCGTGTGGAATGTGTTGGCGCTCAGGTAAAAGCGCCGTGTGCCCAGCACCGCCGTCGCCTCCAACGAAATTTTCAACGGCGCGGGCAGACTGCCCTCAATGTCAGCGCCCTCAATGTCCACAAAATTCTCGTGCGTCGTCGAATCGTGGTGGTTGTAGACAGTCACGCCGCTGGTCGTCTTGGCAATGCCTGTACGCTTCAGGCCAATCGCACTCAGCGCCTCCTCCCACCAGTAACGTCGCGTCCACGTCAACAGCACCTCCGCCGACATATTGCCCCACAGCCGCATGACGTCGTCGTCCAATACCATCCGCCCGTCCAGCACCTCGCTGCGCCAGGCAGACCCATCTCCATCCACCACCAACTGCACATAGCCCCGCTCGCCCGTCCCCGTGGCCTGCCGTCGCTGGCTGAGGCAAAAGAAATCCTCCAACGCCCGGATCGCCGTCTGCAGCGCCGTTTTGCTGGCCGCCGCCACATGGATGCGCGCCGACTCCGTAATTTCCAAATCCCCCGCCCGCGGCGTGCGCGGCGTATAGTCCAGCAGCAGATTGTCGCCGGTGGACAGACTGATCGTCGTAGACCCAAAAACTAACGAAAGTGCATGCGCCATTAACGTCTATCCTCGCTCATCGCTGCCTCCGCTGAATCGTTTGCGCCACCCGCCAGGCCAGTGCCTCTACATCCATCCCATCACGCACCGTGGCATAGACATTGACCGTGATTCCCCCACCACCACCCACCGCTGCCGGCGCCAGCGCCATCCGGCCTACCGCCGCACCCATAGCGTTAACGCCGGGAAAACTGCCTACCGCGCCCGCTCGCGCGCCCGTGCGTGACCCAGCAGGCAGCGCATTGATTGCAGTCTGTAGCGCCCGGATTTTGGCCTCCAGCCTGTCCAAAATTTGCTCCCAAGCCGTGAACGGATTAGCCAGACGCACCCCACCCGTCCAACTCGCAAAATTATCGATGAGCTTTTTCGCCCCATCCAGCGCCGGCCCAACCGCGCCGACCGCCTCCACAAAAGCCGCAAATGGATTGGGCAACACATAAGCCCCCAGCCATACGTGGAACGTCGTCAGCGCTACGGGCAATATATTGTCCAGCCAGTTTTTCATCGATACAAACGCCACCAGGAGCACAATCCACGCCCCCGTCACCGCCCGAATGATGGCCGTCCAGTCTGTCTCCCAGGCCTCCAGCAATTTACCCAGCGCCTCCGGCAGCCTGCTGTCCAGCCAATCCTCCAGCGTTTCCCAGGCCGTGCTCAGCTCAGCCCACGCCGCATCCCACATACTCTTCATCGCCAACAGCCCAATTTTCCAGGCTGTCAGCATCTTGCTCAGCGCCGTTGTCAGCGTAGCATTCATATCGTCATTGCCGCCAACACCCACGGCAAAACCCGCCATCATCTGGTCGCCGATTTCTGAAAATAACCGAGAGGGGCTGCTGATACCTAAAAATTTCTTCGCCGCCTCCCAGGCCGCCTTCGCCGCGTTCAGCACCGCATCCGCCACCATCTGCGTCCCGGCGTTGATGCCCGCCACCAGCCCGTCCAGGATCGCCCCGCCCAGCGTGGCCCCCAACTCGAGCAGGGCCAGCGCAATTTTGCCCAGAGCCGTGGCCAGGGATAGCCCAAATTCCAAAAACGCCGGGCCCACCTGGGGGATCAGTTCAGTAGCGACCCAACCGATCAGCAGTCCCACCCAGCGCCCCACCATCGGCAGAAACGTATTCCTCCCCGTGCCATCGCCCTCGCTGCCCAGCGATTCAATAAATTCCGTCAGCGAATCAATCGCCTTGGGGATGGCATCGCCGATCCAGACCACAATTGCCGTCGCCCATTCATAAATGCCCGCCAGAAAATCAGGCAACCCCGCAGCCAGCCCACCGATCAGACCGCCGACAAAATCCCCCAGTCGACTGATGGCAACAGGCGCAGCATCCACAATCCACTGCCAGATGGCTGTGGCCCAACCCTGCAAAGTTTCAACCCAATCCGGCAATTTCCCCTGAATCAGCGCCACAATCCCGCTGAACGCGTTGCCCAGCGCCTCGGATAGCGTCAGCGACCCATCCATCAACCCCCGAAAATTCTCGGAAATAATGCCAAACGCCGACTCAATAATCGTGCGCATCCCGCCCCAATCGTTTTCCCACGCCTGCCGCACCAACGCCACCGCACCCACCAGCGCCGCGGCAACCGCAATCACTGGCAGCGCCGCCGCCACAATCCCCGCCAGAATCGGGATCACAATAGACGCCGCCACCAGCCCCAACGCGATCAGCACATCCTTCCACTCCACAAATCCGCCGATCACGTCCAGGATAGGCGCGAGAAATTTCAACGCAGCATCCTTGAACCCAGTCACCCGGTCAATTGCGCCGGTAATCGTGTCCGCCAGCGCCTTCCCTTTCAACTCGCCCAGCCCCAGATTGGCCGCCAGGAATGTCAGCGTCTCTGACAATCCCCACCCGCCCTCCGTGAGACCCTTGATCAGTTCGGTTGTCTTCGTGATGGCCGTGCCGATCAAAGGCAAGGCTTTCTCCGCAAATTCATTCTTGAAGCGCACGATCACCCCGCCGACCACTTCTTTCAGGTCGCCAAATGCGTTTGCCATCTGAATTGTGGGGTCTGCCATCGCCCGCGCCGATCCACCAAATTCCTTAGCGAGTTCGTCCAGGATGATCGTTTGTGCGCCCATCATGTCGCCAGACTCTTGCAGAACCTTGATTTGTTCCTTCTGCTGTTCGGTGAACGAGACGCCAACCCGAGAAAGCGCCGATACGCCCGCTATCGGATCATTCAGCGCCTTCCCCAACTGTATCGCACTGGACTTCATATCCTGGCCTAAAGACTGTGACATATCCAGCATGGTCTCAGTGGCCCGTGGGAAAACATCCTTTCCGATGCTCGTAAATGTCAGCAGCAGACTCTCGCCCTGGATCGTAGCGTCATCACCAAAGTTCGTAACCTTCTGCAACGATCCCGCCAGGTCTTTGAGTTCCTGCGCCGACATCCCCGCTGCGCCGCCCGTAGACTTCAACACCGCGTTCAGTTGTTTCTCAGCGTTGATGGACTCACGCGCTTGCGCTTCCGAATCGCTGAACGCCACGGCTAGCGCGCCAAATCCAGCCGTCACCAGACCCAGACCGCCAAGAATCCCCGCGCCCACAGCTTTCTTCAGCCCGGAAAATCCCCTGCTGGCATAGTCCTGCAGCCCGCCCAGGGTCGACCGAGCCTCCTGATCCGTGTTCCTCAGGTCCCTGCTGAATTCTGTCCGGTCGGCGCCAAACGTGACGATCAGACGCCCGACTTCCCCCAAGGTTACGCTCATGGTTTTTTGCTGTCCGGTGAATAAGTTACATTATCGGTCGAGGATTGTTGGGAGGATCTTCATCTTTGCACGTCCGGCACTTTTACGCCCAGGCGACTCAATGCCCGCAGCGGATCACTACTCTCACGCTTTTTCGGGTTTTCGTCCAGGGCCGTCCCCAACGCGTTCACCATATGAACTGCCTGTTCTTCCCACTCCCAGCGACGCCGCCGCAAATAGCTATCCAGCAGATAGTCCATCATCTCCGCTGGCGTGCCTATGACGTCATCCCAGACCCCATAGGCCGCCAGCATCCACTCCGCTACGTCTCGCTCCGGTTGGTCTTGGAGCCAGTCACCAGCCCCAAGACGGTCCCGAAAGGGTAAGCAATCTTGAGAACCTCCACCAACGCGCCCAGGGCTTCCTCGTCATACGCTTCGTTCTCGATGCGTTCCCGGTCAGCAGCCAATGTTGGTGCATAGGCAAAAAGCAACCCCAGCAGAATGTCCACAGAACCAAGCAGCGTACCCGCAAAGGTTTGCACTACCCCGGCGATGCTGCCCAGGTTGGTCAATTCGATAGTATCAGCGGTTTCCAGAACCTTCACCATTGCCCCAAAGGGCTGCTCCAGCTTCTGCCGCCATTCCCTGGCCTTCTTCATCGGTAAGGGTTGGATGGTGTACTCTTGCCCGCCGAGTTGTACTGTTACTGTTCGCATCCCATTCTCCTTATGCCGTGGCTGCCGCGGTCACAATGTCCACAGCCATAAACTCGGCTCCCGCGCTCTGCGTAGTGTCTTCGTACACAGTGATCACCACGGGCACGCCGGTTTCGTTCTCTTTATCGAACGCCATATCCCCATCCGGCCCGATACTGCCCACGTGGAAGAAGAAGCGCACTGGTTGGCTTGCCCCTGTGCTGTCCACCCGCAGCGTTTCAAACCCGAATTTCTTCGTGTCCACAACCACATCGCTGCCGACTGTAACCGCACTGAACGCCTTCTGGCTGGCCCCCGCTGACGTGGCCGTGTTCGTCCCGTTCAACACCAGCGCCAGATTCGCCCCGGTCAATTCGGCCAGCGTGGTTTTCAGAGTGATCGCCACATCCGTGCGATACTCCTTGATCACACCCAGGCTCTGCTGGGTTTTGATCGCCTTGCGTGTGTCGGTGTAGCTCAGTACCATCGGCGTCAGCACATCGCCCAGACTTGCCCACGACCCACCCCAGGCCGCGCCATAGGCTACGGTCGTCTCGTCCGGGTTGGCTGTACCTGTAGCCGCATACCACAGCTTTCCAGACCCTAAGACAATATCCTCTTTCGCCATTTCAAATCTTCCTCTCTATTCGTTGATAGTCAAAACACATCTAGAATCACCCGATGCAATTCCGTTCCTCGCCATAGTCGTCAGAATTGCCCTCCTGTTTCTACAATATTGATTCGCATATCTACGATTGTCCGGTAGCGCGCCGTCGAGGCCTCGTAGTCGTCGAAGCGGCTGATCCGCTTGCCGCCGATCAGCCGTGTATCCCCGCCTACCGCCACGCTCCTGAAGGCCGCCTCCACCTGATCGGCCACCTGTCTGGCCTGGATGTACGTATTGCCCCATGCGTTGAACTGGAAGCGGCCTTGATAGCTGCCCGTGCTGCCAGCCGTCCCGCTCGTCCCGACCTCAGAATACGTCACCGCCGGCAGGGTCGCCCCCTGGGGCAGCGGCCCAGGATAAATCCGGGTTCCGATCAACGCCCCCAGCCCTGCGTGGGTGGTGGCCTGGGTATACAGGCTGGCATAAAGAGCGGCCATCAGCGCAGCGCCTCCCGAATCAGATCAGCCAATGCCGCCCGAAAGTTAGCCACCGCCGCCTCCCGTCCCGACTCAAACGCCGGGCGCAGATAGGGCCGGGCCGGCATCCGCACTAACTGCGTTACCACGGTTTTCCCGTCGATCTCGAAGACCAGGGCCCGGGCATTCACCGGCCGGATCTCCCCACCAAACTCATGGATGGCTGCATAGATCAGGTTGGTGCCGATCTGCGCCGTCGCCCGCTCGCTGGACGCCTCGATCAGCTCGATGTCCATAGAGCGGCGCAGATTTCCCGTCTGCACCAATCCCTGGGACAGAATGTTGCTCTTTGCCTCGTTGACGATCTCCTGCCCCCCGGTCAACACCGCCTGGCCCAGGGCTTTCCCCTGGGTTGCCCGACTCAGCCGCTCCAAATTCCGGCTGAACTCGTCCAGCCCTCTTACCGTAGCCATTAAGTCACCTGCTCCACATCGAGATAGGTTTGCACGGTCCGGCTGTCGAAAAACACGCTGAGGATGTTGTAGCGCACGCCATCCACCAAGGCCGCCATCGACTCAGTGATCGCCGTGTACACGCCCGGCAGGATGATCCGCCGCTGAACCGTGACATAAGTCTGCTGGTCGGTCCGAGCCTCCCGCCCGCTGCCCTTGGCCACGCCAAACACACACACCAGGCCGACATGGCCGCTCAGGTTGGCCCAGGTCAGCGTTTCCTGGCCCGCTGCATCTTGCGTCATCGTCGCCTGCTGAATCGTACACACCGACGGATAGAAATTCGTGGCCAGCCCCGCCAGCAGCCCCGGATGCACAATGCCCAGAGTATTAGCCATCTATCCCCCCAGACAGCGCCGGTTGAGTAGGCTGGTGCTGTTTCCAGCCGTATCGAAACCAAGCAGCTCAACCACGCAGCACCTGCTTCGCCAACCGTTCCCGACCGCTGAACGTATCCACCACCATCTCGGCCCAATCAAAGCCCGCGTCGTCGGCGAACTCTTCATCATCCGCCTGGCTGCGCAGCAGGGCCGCCCTGGCCAGCAACGCCCTGGCCGTCGCCGCCCCGTCCGTCCTCAAATCCATCAGCGTGATGACCTTGAGAACAAATGCCTCATTGCTGGCCATCGTCTCCAATGCCAGCGCCGCCGCCCGTTTCAGGCTATCGCCCTCCATGACGAAGAAAACAGATAGCTCCGCATCCTCGAACACATAATTCGTCGCATCCGTGTCGAAGATGAGGAGTCTGGTTTTGCCCGTATCCGTGGCTGTGTCGTAAGTAAACGCCATCTGTCACCTTGTCATCTTGTCGGGCGATAATCGCAGTTATCTCTCCAGGCTCGCCTTGTAACTGTCGATGATCCGCTGCGCCGTCACATCTCCGATCCCCTTGATACTGGACAGCAGCGTGTGCATCCGCTCCTCGTCCAGCCCCACCATCTCTGCCGAGGCGACCGGGCTGGTGGCGGTGGTCTCCGCCACCAGCTTCTCCACCCCATCCGCCAGCCGGGTCATCTCCATCACCAGCGCCAGCAGATAAAACTCACTCGTCGAAACTGCCGGAGGTAATGTGCGCATTAGGCGTTGCTCCCGTTGCTCGGCACCGCGCCCTTCGGGTCGAGCAATGTGCCGCCATAGCCGATGACGCCCTTATAATCCTGGGTCATCGTCTCAAAATCCCCTGCGTCCATCGCCTGACCGCCGCCCACGCGCACGGTATTCGAGATCTTGCGGAACAACTGCGGCTCCTCGAAGCCCGCCAGGAAACCCACCTCAGCCGCCGGCCGATCAGAATCGGGCCGCACATACAGCGCCCAACTCGTATTCCCGTTGCTCGTGGCGATGATCGGGATGTACGGATTCATCACCGCCTCCAGATTGCGCACAATCCAGTTATTCACCCGGATCGTCTGGTTGCTCACCCCGCCCTCAGTCGTCACATCCACCGTGAGCTGATTGAGCAGATTCTGCACGGTCACATGCAGCGCAGGCGGGTATTCCAGCACCACACCCTCCACCAGAATCGGCTCGCTGTCGCTGTCCGTGAATCCCAGCAGCGTCTCGAAGGCCGTCCCCAGGCTGTCAATCGCCAGGTCTGGGTTGCTCGCCAACAGATTGCCGTTGCCGCTGCTGAAAAACGTTGCATCCGGCCCGCTCGAATCATAGAGCAGGTCCGTCACGAAGTAGGCGATACTGCGCCGCCCGCCCCGCCCCAGCCGGTCGGGGATGCTGTCGAACGCGTCCAGGTCGTCGTTCATAATCGCCCGGAACGACAGTCGCACCCCCTTGCTGAACAAACTCGGCGTATAGGTGTAGTTGTCCTCGGCCAGCGAGGTGCTGTAGGTCAGGCTATCCTCGTCTGTCTGCTCCGTGTAACGCCCCTCTGCGCCGTTGAGCGCCAGCCGCCGCACCGTGCGGAAGTCCCGCAGCGGACGGCTCACCCGCACATAGCGCCGCCAGCCCTGCGGGAACTCCCGGAATCGGCCCAGCAGCATCCGGTCCAGCACATCCCCCATCAGATTTGGGAAATCCGAAACCGTGTACGCCTCGCTCAGCCGCATCAGCCCCGGGTAATTGCTCTCAATCGCCCGCGCCGTAGATGCGTGGCTCGGCGCAATCGCCTCTTTCAGCGCCCAGCCCGGTGCCCGCCCGGTGAGCATATCGGCGATCAGCTCCGCAGCACTGGCCACCCGCGCCTCATGCAGCGGGTCCGCCTGCCGTCCCCAGCGTGCGTTCCCCCCTGCCCGCGCCACCCGGCTGAATCCCTCCAGCCCGCCGCCGTCCCCGGCGTTGTAACGCTCGCCCTGCCCGTTTTGGGCAGTCTTATCAAATGTAATCATTGTCTTTATTCTCCTGGTTGGGGCGGGCCTTTCGCCCGCCCAATCACCCAATCACCCAATCACCCGGCTTACGCCCGTGTGTACTCGACCCAGATGGCGTATACATACAGAGCATCTGTCGTATGCGCACCTGGTGTCAGCTCGCAGGTAAACGTCTGCGCCCCCGCCGGCACGTCCGCCGCCGCAATCGAAATCGTCAACTCGGCCACGCTCGCGCTCAACGCCGCCGAAGCATCCTCCACCTTCGTGTCGCCCTCATTGAAATAGCTGTCCGCATCGATGACCGGCGTATCTGTCGCCCCGGCCATCGCTGCGCGCAGATGTACCTCCACCGCTGCCGCCTCGTCCAAATCCGGCGGCAGCGGCACCTGGAAGATGATCGGGTCGCTGTTGCTGGCTGCCCAGTGGATGCGCAGCGCCGAATCCGTATCCCCGTTGGTAAATTGGAAAATCGGCGTAGTGTCGCTGGCCAACACACCGCCGTTGCCGGCAATGTTGGTGATAGCATTTGTGAAAACCTCGCGCACGCTCGTCAGCGGCACCGGTACAAATCCGGTTTTGAGCGTAGTCGCCAGTTTAACCGCCGTCACCGCCCCGGTCGCAATGTCGCCCGTGGCCACACTGCCCACCCACGCCCCCGCGTCCGGTTTGGCAATTTCAATCGTCGCCGTGCTGCCGCTGGTCACCGTCGCCATCGCAAATCCGAAGAAGTAGCCTGATGCTTTCTTGCTCAGCTTTGGCGTGTCCGCGTCCACGTAGTAGAGGGTGTCCCCCACCGACACCGCGCTGTTGCCGCTGTCGTCGACGCCCTTCACGCTGAAATTGCCCGTGAGCGGCCCGAAATAGACAGTTGTCTCGGTCGCGCCGTTGCCGCCCTCGCCCTCATCGGTCAACGCCACGCCCGTCCGTTCCCCATAGCGCACCGGGTCCCCTGTCACCGGCGTGGTTGGGTTCGTCACCACCACGCTCAGATTCCACCCCGGCTGCCGTGTAATGTTGCTCGCCATCGGATTATTCCCCCTTGCCTGCTACGGCGTAGCCCAGATCGGCGAACGCACTGTTCAGCCGTTTCTCGACCACCGCCATGTCCACAGCGCCGCCAGCAGCCTGGCCGCCGCCCATCCCCTCGATGCGCCCGCCGGTTGAGCCTGTCGAAACCCCCCAGCCGGCCGCCTCCTGCAAATACTGCGTCTCCGCCGCCACCATCTCGGTCACCCGCTGGCGCAGACCCGCCTCGTCCAGCGTGCCCTCCGCCGTCACCGGTGGGTTCGTCGCCGCCGACCGTTGCAACCGGGCCACCGTCACACCTGGCAGCGTGACCTGCCCTAATGCCTCTCTCACAATCCCCTGCGCGTCCCGCACCAGCAGAGCCTCCGCCAGCCGGTCCCGCTCCGTCTCCAGCGCCTGGATGCGTTCCTGCGCCGTGCCTAATTCACCCTGCACCTTCTCCAACTCGTCCATTTTCTTGCTCTTGCCTCCTGAATTAGTAGTTGGGGCTGGCCTTGTGCCCGCCCCGCTAGTCCCCGCCCCCTCCCCGACTGATAATGCCCTATTATCGCCCGACGGCTGCGCAAAAATATCCCGCTGGTAAAGATGCGGCGCACGCTCCTGCAATGCCGCCCGAAACGCATCCAGCGCATCGCCAACCGCCGAGCTCAATACAATGCGCTCATCCCTCGACAAATACCCCTCGCCGAAAAATTCATCGGCCCGCACCGTGAAATCCTGGTGCAGCCGGGCTTCCATCCATTCCCCCACGTTCCGGGCCTCACTCAATTTCGCTTCGTCTGCCGTCCGCCGTCCGCGGTCCGCCCCCGGTCTGGCCGCCTCGAAAAGCTGTACAATTTCACCGCCCGCCCCGGCCTTCGTCACAAAGTCCACCGAATGCGCTTCGGTCAGCGCTGTGATGATGCGCCCTTTGCGCCCCTCCGCCTCGCCAGTAGTCGCTCGTCCGAACCCACGAATCGACGTACCGATGTAGGGCCCGATCTCATCCACGGTTTTCCGATACCCCTCGAAAACCAGCGCATCCGCATACAGCCCGGGCCCCTTAGCGCCTTGCGCGTCCCAGCGGGAATCGCCAATCAGCACCGCCGCCAAATCCCGCAGATTTCCCTCTGGCCGTTCGCTCTCCTCGGTCGCCGTCGCATGATTCCAAAACATCTGCGTCCCCGACCGGTAAATACTTGGCCCGTCCCGCTCCAACACATCCGCCGGATAATAGCCGCTGCTACCCCAGCCCGGTTTTATCATCCGCAGTTGGATAGTGCCATCAGGCCGGACGGCTTTTTCCTTCAGCACAACCACCTCTCCGGCCTGGCTCTCCGTCAACTTTTCATCCTGCCCATCACCGGGCAGCGCACTCTCCCGCAAACAGACCAGATATTCGCCTTTGTTCATCCATCACCCCCAGAAAAAACCAAAGAGCGCCAGACAACCGTCTGACGCTCTTGGCGTTCCGATATACACATCCCAGGCTACCCACCCCACCTGCGGCCCGCTGAGGGCTAGGGCGAATCGTCCGACCCGCCTCCCGGATGCACCCAGATGTCACCCCCAACGAACACTGCGCCTATTCTAGCACATCCGTTCCCCGTTGTCTATCCCCAACCTCACGGATGACCTGCGCCCGGTACGCCTGTAACGCAAAGCGCACCGACACCTCGCCCCGGCGCATCTCCAGCACCTCGGCGTGCGGATCATACCTGGCCCACAGCCGTCCCATCCGGTCGCGCAGGTCGAGCCACCGCTCCTGTTCCTGCAAATCATCAATGTTGAGCATCTTCATCTCTGCCAGCATCAACACCCTCCCCACAGTGGCTTGGGTTGAGCCCGTCGAAACCAGGGTGGGGGTGGGGTCATCTCGCCCGTCGATAATTTGCAGAGCAGCGACAGCCAGGAAATCTGAGCGGCCTATCATGCCCACTAGGAAATAATTCCTCCAGCCCAATCCACCCCGCCGCCTCATTCTCACGGCAACCGTCGCTTACCCGGTCATCACCGCTGGTCTGCCAGAATTTCTGCATGGATATTCCAGATTCTCCCAGCCCCTTCGCCACAATCAGGCTGCCTTCCTCATACGCATGCCCCGCCTCCGTCACCGCCACCAGCGTGGCCCGGTCCCGGATGTGCTTCTGCGGCTTCAGCCCGGCAAATCCCTCGAATTGCTCTTTGATTGCCTTCGCCGTCCGCGTGTAGCTCCACCCCTCATCCACCGCCTGGGTGATGAGCGTCTTCATCTGGGCGCGGGTCTCGTCGTTGATTCGGGTCACCAGCGCCGCACCGTGCTGCTCCAAATAGGCCACGGCCCTGGGATTTGTCAGGCTGAACGCCCGCTCAAAATCCATCCCCAGCGCCCCCGCCAGCGCCCCCGCCCCCGCCCCCAGCCCCAACTCGTTGATGTCAATGATCGGCGCCAACATCAGCGCCAGCGTCTGCCGCGCCACAGCATCCCACAGCCTCAGCCACACATCGTCCGGGATGGGGCTGGCCTCCCGCAATTCCTCTGCGCCTCTGCGCCTCTGCGGGAGAAAATAGCTCTCCACAAAATACGGACGCATCTCCCCAAACGCCTTCAGAAATGCCCGGCCCTGGGCTGCAAACGCCTTGCCCACCGCCGCCTGCCCTTTCGCCACCAGCGCATCCAACTCCCGCCATTTCTGCGCCACGCTCACGGCCTCCACCAGCCGCAGCGCCGCCAATCGTCTCCCCTCTCGCTTCGATGGGGAGGGGCTGGGGGTGGGGGTCAAACCCCCCTCTCCGCTGGTAGGGAGAGGGGCTGGGGGTGAGGGTTCCCCCGTCCGATAATGTACCTTATTCATCGGCGGCCTCCCGGCTCAACACATCCCGCAACTCCCGCAACGCCTCAATCATCGCCGCCTCCGCCTGTGTCCGCTCCGGCGTCGGCTCTGCCTCCGGCACTTCTCCATCCGGGAACAGACGTTCGATGATTTCATCCACATCGTCCACGTCCAACGCCAGCAACAACATCCGGGCCAGCGTCGGCAAATCCATCGTCCCCGCCAGCGTCCCTGCCTGCCCCAGCGTCGCAGCGCTGACAATCGCCTCGACCCGCTCTTTCACATCGTCCTCCACCAACGGCGGGAACGTCACCGCTACCCCGGCGTCAATATCATCGTTCCACATCACCCGCTCCTCGATGCAGCCGTCTTCCACCGTCCGCTCGATGCGCCCCAGCCCCCGCAGCGGCCCGTTGCTCGCCTTCACCGCCCACAGCAGCACAAACTGGTATATCTCCCCCAGCACATCGGCCCAAAGCGTCTGGCGGTCGGTCATCGCCAGTTCGGTCGGCCTGTCCAGACTTTTGGCCGTGGCCAGCGTACCCACCGAAACGTCTCCAAAAAATGTCTCCGGCAGCCCAAACGACGCCGCCACCATCAACAGCAACCGCCGCCCGTCCTCGGCCGAGACCGTGGCCCCGCTGGTACGCACCGGCGTCAAACTGGTGCCCTCCCCGCCGATGAACGTAGAGCCGACCAGAGGAGGCGGGTTCGTCTCCCCTTCGCTCCCGCCGGCATTGCCATAGGTAGTGCCCAGCTTCGTCTTGGCCGCGGCGATCCCCCGCCGCCCGCCCGGCGTGGTCAACTGGAAGGCAAAACGCCGATAGGCCCGCACGATGCTGGCCCAATCTTCCAGAAATTCTTTGTAGGCCATCGCCCAGTCAATCGAATCGTAAATTTCACTGATTCCAAATGTCCAGTCGCTGAATCCCCCCACCCGCACGTGGAAGATCGGCGTCTCCCAGCGGATCGGGTGGCCGTCCAACTCTGCCGGTTTGTTGACCGGGTTGTAATTCCAGTCAGGATACCAGGCCGACCGGCCCACACTCTCCCGGCCCGCTGCGCTCCCCCGCCGCTCTGTCCACCGGCGCAGATAGTACCACGGCTCCCGGCCGTCCTCCGGGTTGCTCACCACCTCGGCAATCTCCCCAAACGGGATCGTGCGCACCCGCACCCGCCCCGTCGTCTGGTTCACAAACCAGACGAAAAACAGGTTGCCGTCCGTCTCCAGTTCCACTTCGGCGTTCATGCGCGCCTGGTGGCTGGTCAGCGTGACCCGGTTTTTCTTGTCATCCTCGAAGGCGCTGATCACCTCGCCAACCTCAGCGTCCGCCGCTTTCACCGATACCCCGTGCCCCCACACGTAGAACCGTTTTACATCAACACCCCGCTGGATAATCGGGTTTTTCAGATACATCACCCGCGCCATATCCGTGATCTGGCGCAGCCCCTCGCGGCTGAACTCCTGCTCGGCCTGCATAGAGAGCAGCCGCCAATCCCCCCCGGCCAGCAGCCCCTCCAGCTCAGCGATGCGGCTCTCCATCACCGCCCACGCCTCGCCCTCGTCCCCCATCGGACGATAACCCTCTATTATCGGTTGAGCAGCTTCTACCCCGTTCAACTCGCTCATCGCCGCCCCCGCTGAATCCTATCCCACAACTCATCCACCCACTCCGGCCCGAAAATCTCCACCGCCATCCCGAAAATACCCACGCCGAAAACGAAGGCCAACAGCCACCCGATTAGTACCATCTCAATCATCGTTGCACCTTCTGCCCTGTGCGCCCGATCATCCGCCCAAACACAAACGGCGCAAACCGCCCCAGCCCAATCCCGCTCCACTCACTCGCCAGCCAAATCCACCGCCACGGGTATCTCACTTTTGCCTTCCCCTTTTGCCTTTTGCCCTAATACGGGCTAATCCGCACAGGCTCATCTATGATGAGCGTCTGATCGCTGTAATCAATCACCAGCGGCAGATTCGCCAACAAAATAGCATCCCCCACATCCGGCGATCTGCCCAGCCGTTTTTTGATGTCCTCTTTACTCTCCACCTGCACAATGCTATTCGCCAATGGCTGATAGCGGGCGCTGCACAAATCGGCCACAACCTCATTGCCCGGCGGCAGTGCAATCCGGCTGCCCTGCTCCGGGTCCAGCGCATCCCGCATCCGCCAGTACGCCTCACTGCGTAGATTGCGCATCCGCAGCCGCCCACTGCGATCCGTGTACGTACTCCCCGCCCCCACATTGATCGGCTGCACAGGCGTACTGGGGTACATAGCCCACAGCGAATCAAATGCGGACGAGCCCACCCCGATCACATCCAGATTGATGTAGCCGGGCTGCCGGTACAACTGCTGGAAAAGCCCAGCCACCACCGGCCCCGTGGGTGTATTGATACCCGGGTAACGCTCCGGCTCTCCAAAATAGCTGCCCCAGCGCGGCACAAACACAGTCTTGTCCCGTCCGCCCCGCGCCACATCCACCCCCACGCTGTCCGCTTCGCCCCTGGGCTGCTCGCACAATTCCCAGCGCTTCTGCGCCGCCCGCACCCACTCCGTTGGAATCACCTGCCACGGGTCCACCCCCTGCGCCGCTGAAAAATCCCCGTTTTTCAACCTGGTGCGCATCGGCTCAGGCAGCGAGTTCAGCACCGACAAATAACGCCCATCCGCGGCCAGGTGCGGGTTATCGCTCAGCGAGGCCGGAATAAATGTGCGACTGCGTGGGCGGATGCTCTCCCCATCCACCACAACCGGCGTATCTGCCCGCTGCCAGTGCAAAATACCCTCGCCGTCGTAGTAATACCAGCGCAACTCACCCGGCTGGGCAGGCTCCGCAAATGTGTCGTCCAGCCAGGGCGCAAACTCCTCCACAATCCACATCCCGTCTGCGTCCAACGGCGGATTGCCCGCACAGATAACCCGACAACGCTGCCCTGCCCGTGTGGTGCGATTCCAGCCGATCAGAAACTGGTACTGTGTGCGGCTGAACTCCGTGATCTCGTCGAAGCCATAGAAATCGTGCGGTCGCCCCTGCCAGTCCGACTTATTATCCTCGTACTGCACCGAACCAAATTCCAGAAAACGCCCATCGCCCAAATTCCAGGCCCGGTCTGATTTGTTGTAACTATCATCACCCCCCATGATCTCCACAGAGCGCCGGATAATTGCCCGCAGATTGGGGTAGACTCGCCGGAAGATCACCGATTGCCGATGTTGGGTCAGCGCACAGCCCAACAATAAATCTGTTTTTCCCCCCCCCGCCGCCCCGCCGTAATAGAGTTCGTCCGCCTCCGTCGCCAGGGCCAGCCGCTGGGGGTTGGGGGGATCCTCCGAATCTGGGTTGGGCTGCCAGCGCTCCCGCTCCCGCCGCCGCCGCTCCAGCTCAGCCGCGGCCCGGGCCTCCAATGATTGCCTGTAACTCTGCATCGCTCAATTTGCTCACATCCACATCCACGCTGCTCTTCGCCGCCGTGTCCATCCCCGCCCGGTCCAGCACAGCCGTCGCCGCCAGCCGGCTATTCGTCAAATCCGCCTCCTGCTTCATAATCGCAATCAACCGCTCCGCCGCATCCGGCGCCGCCAACTGCAACAGACGCACAGCCTCCCCCAGCGGGTCCAACAACCGGTTGTCCCGCCACTCCCTCGCCAGCCCATCCACCTCCGCCAACACCCCGGCGAAGAGGTCGTTTTTCTTCCACTTCTCATGGTACGTCTTGCGCGCACAGGTCTCCGGCCGATCCCACACCGTCTCTTCACTCAACCCGGCCAGGTGCGCATCCACCAGCGCAACAATGGTGGACTTCATCTTATCCGCCCAGCGCTCACCGTTCAGCCGGCCCAGCGCCGCCACAGCCCCTGTTTTCCAATCGCTCATCTATCTAATCTACACTATCCCTCAATCTGCTCCCCTCCCCTCGAAGGGGGGAGGGGCTGGGGGTGGGGATCCTCGCCCGATAACAGCAATTATCGCCCCACCGTCCCTTCGTCCTTCTTCGCCCCTTCGTGCCTTCGCGCTCCAAAACTCACCCCTTGACAACCCCAGACACCCGTGCTACACTCACAGATGCGAAAGTTATGCCTGCAAGCGACGATTCGCAATCAAGCCAGCGGTTTTTTTATGCCCTGAAATATCACACCACTTTCGACGCAAAAGGGAGGTGGGGAGGTTTCAAGTCAAGAACGGGTAACACCGTTGGTGATGCGAGAGTTGCTTGCAGGCAGCCTCCCCATCTCCCTTTTGCGTCATTTCGATAGGAGCGTTCCAAATGCCTGCAAGCACACGTACCTCCACACCCACACCCGCCTGGGGCCTCTACAACGCCGACAGCCCCCAGGCCCTCTACCGCCTATTGATTGAGGAGGCCATCACCCAAAAGTTCGGCGACAACGCCATCCCCGACCAGGACGCCTACTACACCCACCTGGACATCCTGGATTTCGCCATCGACGCCGCCCTCGCCCTCCTCGGCGTCGGCACATCCTGGCAGCCCGTCATCCAGAGCATCCTCAACGGCCAACCCATCGCCGTTGACATCAGCCCCCTCCTGCGTGCCTGCTCCCCCGCCGACAGCATGCACCTCGACTGACCCCACCGTAGGGGCGTGATTCAATCACGCCCCTACAACCAATTTGGGTACACCCTGGGTACACCTTGATTTCGTCTGCTCCCGGCTCGTCCCGCGGCGCAGGATGCGCCGCCCAGCCGCGCCTACCCCTTGTCTATGCGAAGTCATCGCCCGTCATCTCCACCGTTCCTCCGCCTGGCTCAGCCAGCTCGACAGTATCCCCGCCGTC